GTCCGAACGTCAACTAATACTACGCGAGGGTTGGTAAACCTCAAATAGAACGTATTAGAGTCGATGCATTATTTCGAACATACACTGAGAAACTTGCGATCAATAGTAAAAATTATAAACCTTAGGAAGACACGAATGTCTTACAAAAGGTTTAATGCATAAAACCTATTAATCTACAAGATTAAAGTGTAAGACATATTGTCTCATTCAGGAAATAATTGATGTATTCAATTATACCCCCACTCGACCGCCGAGTGGTATCCTAACTCTAAAAAGAGTTTCTTACGACTAGTTTGTTTCATAGTAGAAAGTTCTGACATTTAAAGTCTGCCACGACTAATGAGAGAATCTGACCCCTAGATTTTCTTATGTTACAGCCACCGGATCAGCGTAATTATAAATAATTGGAGCTCCAGTAAATAATCCTAATTGGAAATCTTCTGCAGCACTTACATATTTATCAATACGATAAGCATTGGAAGCTGTAGAGCCAGGAACGTCACATGAAATTTCATGTGCCATTTCTACCTGATCGTACAAATTAATCTTACGCCCTGGTAGAAACCTTTGCCCATTCGTATAGAATGGGGTTTCATATTCCAAAACGGGATTAATGTGAAATGGTGTTAGATGAGTACCACCAAGACCATTGGCCATCAAGCCTAATCTTTGGGAACGTCTATCACCTGTTACTCCTGTCTGCAAATGTTCGTCCACAGTATTTGCAGCTCCAAGAATATTATGACGTGCAACAGCAAGAGCATTACTCCTGTTAGAACCACCAATAGTGGTAAGCATAGCCTTATGACGTATTCCACCTCGCCTACATGCGAATGCAGGCGTGAGGTAATTCATCAAAGTCATACTACAGAAATTGTAACCTGCTGTAGCTGGAACAGAGTTCGTTGCCGTATCCTGTCCATTAGTTTCCCATCCTCTATAGAATGGGAAATTATGGATATTATAACCTAATGCACGAGAACTCGCAGTTGTTCCATCAGCTCCTGGAAAATAACAATTGTGAAAATTGTACCTACGTAACAGTTCGCGCAAAGACACGATTCTCTCTCCCTGATAAACAAGATATTGACTATCTTCCTTAATCGTCATACCAGGGGCAAACGAAGTCACCTCCTCAACACACCCTGGTGAATTTGAAGTATCCTCTGCTGAAGCAAGAGCTTCACCAGGAGCAACTTCAGCTTGTTGAGCATGATAAGACATTAATGAAAGATTCTTAGTAGTTGGCACCGCAACAGCGAAATCTTCGCCAGCAGCAACCCACACTTGAATCTTAACATCAGCAGCAGTAGTAGAAGGCGTTGCAAGTTCATTTACAACGTAAACAGAAATAGAT